AGACATCGAATTCATCAGTGCACTAAGTACTTCTGACTTTGTGGTCATATTATATGTTTCGCCGTCGCCGGTCTTATCAGCCGAGCGAGAAGTATCACCTGCATTGTGTACGTCTGCATCGTGGGAAATACCATCAGATGCTTCTTTTTCAACAATAAAGCGCTCGCTCGAGTTCTTTCTACCTGCCATAGTTTTGACTCCTTTGGAATGATTATAAACTATTTATAATTTCTTTTATTTTGATACAAGTGAATTAATATAACGCTCAAACATAACCATCTGAGATTCAGTGACTTGTCTGCGTGTCATGGTCTTTATTTCTTTTTGAATTTCTTCGGCCGCTTGAACTGCTTTCCAGTTACCATTATCAAAAACCCAATTTACATTTTCAGTAATGGCTTCAACAAAAGCAATATGTGCTGAAGGATCAGCAACAATATCAGCAGCAGTTGCTAACTGAAAATCATCACCTACCATCATAAAGCCTTCTCTATTCTTAGTCAAAGTACCTAGACCTCTTGAAGAAACACCAAGTGTTCCACCAGATTCTAGAATACCTCTAGCAATATTTCCCATAGGAGTCTCAGTAATTTTTGCACGACCAACAAAGTTAGAACCATCTTGTTCTAATCTTGTAATTAAATGTGATACTCTATCAAGATTAATACCGGGACCATCAGGATGGCCTAGTTCTCCATAAGCACGATTATGCTTGATATAATTTTCATTATATCTTGCAACTTCTTTAGCAAGAACGCGACTCTCATAGATACGACCATTACGATTAGGCTTATCGCCCATAAGAAATGGACCTTCAATGAATAGATCCTTCTTTCCAGACTCTGTAGATTCTTTAATAATCTTAACGTCTGTAATGGATTCGCAGATAAGTTTCATTAGTTTTGATCTCCTCTCATAGTAAGAGGTGCACCTACTTTATGCTTATCAACAATATTCTTTAAACCTTTACTCATTGGCTTATAAGATTCAGTCTTCATTTCACGACCTTGTTCTGCATCAGGTGCACTATCATCGGTCTTATCTTTATCTGACTTATTTCCACTATTTGTAATGGTTTCAAATACTTGATCTAAAGAATCTTTAATTTCAGTAAGCTGACCCATGATATCGCCATCTAGTTCTTTATCATCTAGACTATCATGAAGTTCTGCCGCTTGCATTGCAATCTTTTCAAGTACATCTTTTGTTTGAGTAGAACCACGGCTATCTGGATGTACATGACCAGCATCTACTTGAGACTTATCAATAGTACCACCACCTACTGATGATGAACCTGCACCAGGATTATCTGATGTTGCACCATCCATAGATTCACCCATGGCAGTTTTTGTAGCAGTGGCATACATAACATCCTTGGCCCGCTCGCCATAACGCTTCTTGAAACCGGCTACTTTAGTTTTCATAGCCTTGACAATCTTTTCACGACGCTCTTTTTGCTTAGCAGTCATGTGTTCTTCATCGACATTCTTTGGTTCGACATTAGCCTTATTTGTCTTATCGGTTTTACGAGTCTTATCCTTAGTAGTATTACCTTGATGTGTAGCATCTTCTTGATCTTCATGATCGCAATAGTTTACATCATTGGTCATTTCTACTTCGTGCTTGTCGAAGAATTTTTTTTCGCCATCAGCGAAACGCTTCTCGCCCTGAGGATTGAGCTCATAAGCCGGCTTAAAAGGTTTTGAACTTCTTGGTTTAGTCATCTGTTTCCTCGGGCTCTGAATTAAACATTTTATCAGCAACTTGAGCTTTCATGTCTTCAAGTGCACTGCCGACCTTATCAAACATAATAGTATTCAATGCGTCTTTTGCATTGAGAAAATCTTTACCTAAAATAAAGTCTACAAGATCATCTGCTGTATAATCGTCCATAATATTCTCCTATTATTTTATTTATCAAAAATTACTCGGAAGTCTTTCCGGTACTTTTCGTGTGAATGTTTTGTTTTTTCTATGAACAGTTGTTGTTTTAAATGCTTGCTTTGCTTTAGGTGCTTTAGGATCTTCAGATTGTGCAGGCTCAGCAGAAGCATCTCCACCCTGTGACTGTTGATCACCACCTTCTGCATCTTCACCACCAGCATCTTGACCAACCATACCTTGTTGTGCTGCCATCATTTGTTGTTGACGCTCTAATTCTGCAGGCTTCTCAGCATCAATTTCTGTCTTCATAGCTTCACGATCTTCATCAGACATCATCAGAATATTTTTCTCGATCCATTCTCTAGAGTAATATACTCCCACAAATGGTTCTATCTGTTGAAGAGTTGTAAGTCTTTCACGAAGAATTTCTGCATCTTTAAGTTCACTGAAGTAATTATCTTGATTGAAGTTAAAGTGAATCTTATTCTTGAACTGTTCCCACTCATCAAGAGTACAAATACCCTTAAGTACTAATTGCTTTTCAAGAGCTTGCAAGAATAATTGAGCAAATCTTAAACGAAGACGACCAATGAACTTTTGGAACTTAAGTTCATCTTGAGTAATTTCTGCTGAACGACCAATATTAAATCCTGACTGATCAGAATTAATTCTTGACATAGGAACATTAAGTGACTTGAATAACTTCTTTTCAAAGTACATAACATCTGAAAGTTCACCAAGATTCTGACCAGAAGGCAAAGTCGAGATTTCAGTACCACGACCACCTTCACGACGAGGTAGCCAATAATCTTCAAGCATGGTCATGAACTTACGGTCATCTCTAAGATCACCGGTTGTAGCATCATAGACTAAACGATTCTTATGCTTAGTCATCATATCTTTTACATATTGCTCAGCCTTCATCTTAGGAAGGTTACCTACATCGATATAGAAAATACGACGTTCAGGTGCACGAGAAATACGATAGATAACAGTTGCATCTTCAAGAATACGTAGTTGGTTAAGAGGTTTGATTGCTTTATGTAGATATCCTAGGACTAAACGATTATCCTTATCCATGAGCCCGGATGTGACATGGAGGATAGAATCTTTAGCAATTCTCAGACCTTGGTTATCCATACCTGTAGCACTGGCACCACGGAAACCACGTTCATTATACATATAGAATTCATCAGTGGTTATGTTAATAAAAACATTTCCACGGCGTTCTCTTTTAATTGTTCTAATTTTTCTGATCTTACGAGGATCAATATATCTAAGTTCTTGAATACCAGCACGAGGATTGTTTTCATCAATCATCACGTGATAAGACAAACGGCCATCAACATACCATCTGCGGAAAATTTCAAATCCATAGTTATTGATGTTTAATAATTCAGCAATAAGATTCCATTCATCACTAATCATATCCTTAATATTATCTGACAAATCTAAATTGTCTAGATTAATATCAACGATTTCTTTATTGCCATCTTTGACAATTGCTTCATTTACAATTTCGTCAATGGCACCTTCACATTCTGGTTGCAATGACATTTCTCTGTATTTTGCTACGAGCTCGGCTTCAGTCTTAGCTGAACCTTCTAAGTCTAGATAAGTACCGTAAGCACCACCAGCAGATACAGTTAAGGCCCCGTCATCTACCTCTTGAATGGCAAATGACGGGATATCCTTATCTTCATTACTTCTTTTAATCTCAAAGCCAAATAGCTGAATAGCCAAATCATATACTCCTAAAGTCGACGTATACTATATATTATCCTTGATTGCCGATACTTCCTGTAACGCCAGAATCGAGCACCCAATTATCATATTCCCAATCGACTACGAACTCTTCGATACGGTCAGTTCTATCCCAGCCAAGATCAATGGCTTGAATTCTACCTGGATATAGACCTTCAAATCTATATGTACGGAGTTCATTTCCAAGCTTATCATATTGTGTTACTGTTGCGTCAGTCTTATAAGCAATTGAAAGACCGGTGCTCAGACGAGCATTTCCTCTCATTTGATTAATAGCATTTGACCATGTTTCCAGTGAGTTACGGATGATGAAGTTTTCATCATTCAGAACTGTTGTACTCCATGTTGGGAATGTTCTATCCCCAGCAAGCTTCAGTACACGACCAAAGTAAGGAACTGAGATAAGACCCAGATCTGACGATGGAAGATTTGCCGAGCTTACTAGGAATGGAGAGGCTGTTAGGTCAATTCCACCTACAATACTTGGTGCAGTAAGAGTAACTTGGAACAGAGTAGGACGAGCGCCACCCAGTGCAAAGTTACTCTTGAAGTTTGAAACGCTAAAACTTACAGGCATGATGTTTCTCCTTTAATTCGTTCTATTAGAAATTGCCAATAATGGTAGAGAAGTCAACACCTGTTCTAACAGCAACAAAGTTCAACTGAATGAAGTTGATTGACTTTGCTGGTTGAATGTAAATGTCTCCAACAAATTGGTTAGAGTCGATTACCTGAGGAGTGTTGTTTGTTGCATCACATACCACGATGAAATTATAGATACCGTTTCTGCCCTGAATATCACGCAGGTAAGGTGAAACATAATTTACAAACTGTGCACGTGTATAAGCATTGTTAATTTCAAAGAGGCTCGATTGAGCTGCCTTTGCAATTGCTTTTTCAACAGTAATGAACAGTCTGCGAACATTGATACGATCGAATGCTGATGGGAATCCTTGCAGAGTCTTATCACCTAGCAGAACCGTACCTTGACCTGGAAGTGTAACAACTGGGTTAATGTATGAGTTATATAGAAGATCGCGTTGAGCCTTATTTGGATTAAATGGAAGCTTTACGACATTCTTAATTTGACCACGATTGAATCCAGCTGGTGAATACCAAGGATCACGTACTTGGTCAGTATAAGCACAAAGACCAGCAATGTCACCATTCAGAGGTACATAACGATATAAGTCGTTATAACGGTCATATTGATACTTATAACCGGAATCCATTACTGCATAAGAAGATGCAGTGGTCAGATTATTATAGAAGGCAAGAATATTATTCAGTGCACTTCCACCGGCTTGCTGAGGAACTGCGTCAGGAAGAGCTGGCGAGATGAATGCAACGCAATCCTTACGATAGTTTGCAATTTCGCTGATCAGATAATCTGACATTACAGCATAGTTGACACCTGGGCTTGATGGCGATGATGTTTCAGCAGAAGCACCACGAGCCTTACC